GCCGGTTGTGACAACTTTGTCTGAAGATGTTGCGCTTGCCGCTTGGGATAGGTACAACGTCGAACTTATCGAGATTTGACAACCATAGACACACCTGTCATACCCACCCACATCAACTACTACCAAGGAGAACTGAAATGGCACTTATGTATAACGTCACTTTCATCGGTGACTACGCCCACATCACCACCACCGTCACCGTCGAAGACGAGCATGAAGACAACAACGACGCCATCATCGACGCAGCGACTACTACCCTGACCGACTACTACGGGATCGATCCGATCAAGACCGGACTCGGTTCAGTAGACATCGAAATCGACCCCACCTGACCAAAGGAGAACAACATGACCATTACTGAAACACCGAGCATTGTGGGTCACAAGGTCCACATCTGCTCCATCGAACACAAATACGGGGTCACCACCCTCGTCCACGCCACCCACGACGGTCTTATGGATGCCTTCTACGAGTGGATCGTAGAAAACTGGACTCTTTCCGCTGGCATCCCCAGAGACAAGTCAAAAGCCATCGAGGAATACTTCGATGTATTCAGCGGCGAGTCTTACTGGGTAGACGAAATCACGATCGGAAACTAAAAATGAACAACCAAGAACTTGAAGAACTATTTGGATTTATGGAGAACTCTGACGGAACAAAAGTAAAAGTAGTACTGGTCGCACCAGAAGCAACAGATGGAAAAATAGCGAACGCTATCCCCACCGCCGACCCAAAAACTTTTTACATCGCCCTAAACGCTGAAGCACTACTACTCCATTGCCTAAAGTTGCTAGACGAAGGAGCAGACAGCGACAAGTTGCTTAACGCTATAGCGGAAATCTGTATCGAGGCAGTAGAAAACTGTCCCCTAGAACTCAACTTGGAGGAACTATGACAATTGACCAAGTACGCCCGTTTGAAAGTTGGGACGACGCATCACTAGCAGCAGTAGCAGCGATCGCTTCCGTCGAAGACGACTACCCAACCATCCTCACGCTGCCAACAACAGGTGACACGTTAAAGCATTTGCGAGACGTCTGGGAAAAGTTTTACGACGATCACCGAAACGACGAAAGAATCGAACCGTTCACACCCAACGACGTAATCGGTCGATGGTTACTGCTCGGCGGCGTAGCACTCCGGTACAGCCAGCAAATTGACCGCAAAGGTTACGGACTGAACCCGGTAGACGTTCACCGGACCCTGCTCCGCAAACAGCACGACTACGGACACAAAAACATTTCACGGTTCGGACGCATCGGACTCCTCATCAGAACCCACGACAAAATCGCACGGCTCGAGAATTTACTTAACGGGGAAAACGGAAAGCCCAACAACGAGTCGATCGAAGACACCATCATGGACATCATCGGCTATTCAGCGATCGGCATCATGTGGGAAATGGACACTTTCCGACTGGACCTGAAGTAAATATGAAAAGTTGTTTGCAAACGGGAAACACGGTGGTTATAGTCACCAACCGCACGACGCGTCACGAGCGACGCATCATGCAAACCAACGCGTTGGACATGCCGCTCGAACCCGACCCCCACTAAACGGTGGGGCCGGTTCAACGCGACCTTCGTGAGGTTATCCGGTGGCGATGGTTTCCCCCCGGACCCCCCTTCCCGGGGGGTTAGACCCCCCGAACCCCCCCGGTTCAGTTATACCTATCGGTATAACTAAACCCTCGGTAGGGGAAACAATAGAAAAGATACTTCTTTAACGTGGAGTTATCTCTATATACGGTTAGTTCTGACTAAAACCGCGAAAGGAAAATAATGTTCAGTATCAAAGGTAAAGGTTTTGAAGAGATCAAATTATTTGATCTTCCTCCGGTGGTTCGATTAGAAGAACCTGCCGCTACTGACGTTCAGATGGTTTTTGACCATTGGGTTTCTGTTCATCGAACTCCACGACGCGGACCCAAGCCAGTTTTGGGAGACAAACGTAAAAGCAAAATCGCTAAAGCGATCCGTGACTACGGTGTTGAAATTTGTTTACAAGCAATTAGCGGATGCGCTATGTCGGACTGGCACATGGGTGACAATCCGAGGCGGAAACGTTACGACGACATCGAGTTGATTTTGCGTGACTCGGCGCACATTGAACGGTTTGCCACAATTTTTGCTGAAGGAGGAGAGGACGATCCGGTTCGTCAAGAGTTTCTCCGGGGTGAAAATGGATAAGCAGCAGACGGTAACTTTGCTTGAACGCATTTGGGCCGTTTGGAATTTAGATTTTCCGGCTGCTACGAGAAAAGCGGCATACGAAAGTTGGTATCGGGTTTTGGTCGACCTCGATTATGAAGAGTGCGTCGACGCCCTTGACGAAATCATTGTTGAAGACAAACCTTTCCCACCGAGACCCGGAACTTTACGGCGTAGAGTAATTGATGCCCGTCACAGTGATGGTCGGCCACCGTCTGCGGCAGATGCTTGGAGTCGGTATCGGCGCAACGCTATTGCGGCGGCTAACGGTGAAGCGATCGAACCGTTACCTCCTTTGGTAGTACAAGCAATAAAAGGTTTAAGTCAGGGGAGTGGGCACGAGTTGCACACTAACGGTGACCGCCAACTGTTCGTACAAATCTACGAAAACATTCTTGCTTCCTACGAAGCGGATCGGTATCGGGTGCAACGGTGACTGGTACTTCTGAACAGGTAGCAAATTTTCTTTCCATGCTGAAAGGCGTCAGGACAGACGGTACGGGTTGGTCCGCTCGGTGCCCTTGCCGCAACGATGACGACAACCCTTCGCTACACGTTGGGGAAGGACGAGATGGCCGAGTTCTCGTTACGTGCCATCGGGGACAACCGTGCAGTTTGACGGAGATTTGCGGTGCGGTTGGTATCACGGTGAACGATTTGTTCCCACCTAAAGATGAAAACCTTAGAAAAAAGGTTCCGGTAAAAATTCCTGCTCAAAAAGTTAAGTCCGGTGGCGTTATCAAAAAGTCTTCCAAATTGAAACTTGTTGCTTCTTACGATTACTGCGACGCAAAAGGAAACCTTCTTTTTCAAAAGCAGCGGTTCATCGACGAAGAAGGCAAAAAAACATTTCGTCAACGACGGCCCGACGGTGACGAATGGATTTACTCGCTTGGTGATACACCAAAAGTTCTATACCGGTTGCCGGAAGTTCTTGCTGCGGTGGCCGCAAACGAGATGGTGTTTGTTGTAGAAGGCGAAAAAGATGCTGACACCCTCGCCGGTTTAGGTCATACGGCTACAACGATGCCCGGTGGCGCCGGTAAATGGTTGGATATTCACACGGTGACACTTGTCGGTGGCGACATTTGGATTATTCAAGACAACGACGAAGTCGGCATCAAGCACGCAAACGATGTTATGGCTGAACTTGTCGAAAAAGGTGTTGCGGTGACTTTGGTGGGGCCACCAAAACAGTTCAAAGATGTCACAGACTTTTTCGACGCCGGTGGAAGATTAGAAGAACTAGAAATTCTTTCTTCTTCCGGTACCACGACAGAAACAACACCCATTGTTGAAGAACAACCAGAGCAAGAACCCGATCCGCTTGATCGAATCATCGAACAAATTGAAGACATCAAAAGTCGTGACCTCACGGTAGACAAAAAAATAATTCGCATTCGCGGAATGATCGACCGCATAGATCCAAACATTGAAGCGATCGGTGACCCCGGAAGGCTCGTCGGTTGGGACAAATTCATCAACGAACACGTTGAGGACGTTTACGACTGGGCGATTCCCGGTGTCATCGAACGACAAGACCGAGTGATCGTCGTCGCAGCGGAAGGCGTTGGCAAAACCATGCTTGCACGGCAAATGGCAATTTGCCCTGCGGCGGGAGTTCACCCATTCACATTCGAAGCAATGGACCCGATCAAAACCCTTACGGTGGACTTGGAAAACCCTGAACGAATCATTCGGCGCATGTCAACAAAAATTGTTGGTGCAGCAAAACGCATCGGTGGCAGATCACCCGACGGTGCACACATCCTCATTCGACCCGCCGGTATGGACCTCCTCAATCCCGCCGACCGTATCGTTTTGGAAGAAGCGATCGAAAAAACTGAACCAGATCTCGTTTGCCTCGGCCCGCTCTACAAATCTTTTGTTGACACAGGTTCCCGCACATCAGAAGCACTTGCCGTCGACATCGCCAAATACCTTGATTACCTTCGAACCACTTACAAATTCGCCTTATGGTTGGAACATCACGCCCCACTAGGTGGATCCGGTGGCCGTGACCTGAGACCGTTTGGTAGTGCGGTCTGGTCACGGTGGCCGGAGTTCGGGTGGACTCTCGAGCCGGACCTCACGGCAGAAGAAGCCCACGTTTACAAATGGGGACGGTTCCGTAATGACCGAGAACCACGGCACCGTCCAACTAAAGTTAAACGAGGAAGACTTTTTCCGTTTGAAGTTATCGAGTTCCTTCACGTCGACTAGGTGTAATATCAACATTCATGGCGGAAAAGCAGCAACAAGGCCTAACAAAAGAATTTATTGCCGAACGAGACCTCCGCATTTTCAAAATGAGGCAGGCCGGTGTCGCCGCAAACGAAATTTCCCGCCGTCTCGGCATGACATCAAACGCCGTCAACTCAGCAATCCGGCGGCAACTAGAAAAATTAAACCGGGAAGCACTTCTGGCATACCCGGAAGTTTTAAGAATGGAACTAGAACGGCTTGATTCGCTACAACAAGCAATCTGGCCCATGACACAACACCGCAAAGTAACTCTTGACGACGGCACAGAAATGATGGTGGAACCCGACCTACGGGCAGTTCAGCAAGTACTGTCTGTAATGGACCGGCGTTCCCGTCTCCTCGGAATGGATGCGACAAACATCAATGTGCAAGTTGAAACGACAGCCCCGCAACGAGCAGTCCTCGCCGGTGCAGATGACAGCCCCGCAGCCATCGACGCTTTCGATCCAGAAACGGAAGCGCGACAACTTCTTGAACTTATGGGTGCTGCCGGAATTTTACCGTCTGACACGATTAAAGGAATTCTGGGTCCTACTGCAGAACTCGGGGCTGTTGAAGACGCCGAGATTGTTGAGGAGAGCGACGATGAGTGAATCGAACTGGTGGTTGTCCACCGGGGCTGTTGACGGCGGAGACGTCGACGACGACAAAGATCGAGTGGTGCCTGACGGTGACATTGGCTGGTACCGCCGCTACCCAAAAAAGGAAAAAAATGTCTGAAAATGTTGACAATCTGGAAGCGGCAATGAACCACGAAGCCGAACACCTCGATCCCACCATCCAACCAAACACCGGATCCACCCCCGGCTCCCCCGCAGTCGCCCAAGTTCTCATCAGAACCACCCCAGAAGAACGAGAACGGTGGAAACAAGCCGCCGAATCTAAAGGCCTCACCGTTTCCGACTTCATCAGACAAGCAGTAGGAGACGCCGCCAGCAACATCCTTGACTGCCAACACCCACTCAACCAACGCCGCTGGTACCCATGGGCCGAATTCTGCCTCGCCTGCGGCCAAAGACTACGAGGCTAAAAATGGAATCAATGGCCGGAATCCAATACATCCCAACACTCAAATTTTTTGACGTCCTCTACGACGGCACACTCGTAGGCACAGTCCACCTCGTACCCGGAGGCTGGGTTTTCTACGGGGCAGGACGTAACAACACCCAACGCATCCCAACAGCCATCGGCATGAGCAGAGACGCCGCAGTAGTAAATGGTATGCGGCAGGCCGGGGAACCTTCGCCCGAGAAGTGACTAATTTCCCGGTTATGCGTTAACGCCTCGCCGGGTGGGGCCAGCGCAGACGCAGATTCCCCAAGCCCGGAAAGGAGAACGGGCTCAGCCTGCCGCAAGACCCACCATACTACACGAACCAAAACCAAAACCAGACTAAGGTCAAAAAACATGAACACCCGACCCGGACGACCCCCACACCGAGCAGACGGCCCAACCACCCTCTCACTCCGCATCCCCCCAGACATCAAAAACTACCTCATCGACACATCCGAAGCCCTAGACATGTCCATCACCGAATACCTCATCACCCTCATCCGGCGAGACGCAGGCGAACCAATCACAGATGCCACGTAGCCCCCAAAGGGCACACGGCCCGGCATATCTACAAGTTCGGTTACCTGCCACGTTAAAGAATCAGGTGATTGACCGCTGTGAGGCTCTACAGTGTTCTTTGAACGCTTGGCTGGTGGAAGCCCTTCAAAAAGCGTTGCGTGACGATCTGGGGCTTCCTGAGCCGCCTCCTGCGAAAGCACCGTTGCCTACTCCGGCTGACATGATTCGGGAGTGGGCTGTGGGGGAACGGGTGTTGATGCCGTGCGGGAAGGTGGGGCGGTGTGCTGCGGTAGATGA